GGGTCTGCGGGGGCAAGCTCTTGGACTACTTCCGGACGAACTGGCGTTCCGGCGGATTCGAGTTCCTTAATGACTTCGCCCCCAATGCCGGTCATAAAGGCACCCTTGCCCTGCGCCGCCTGCTCTTGAGTTTGAACTTGTCCCACGGCATCCCACAACGCTTTTACTTTATCTTCTGGAGTATATTCATCAAGGGATTTGGAAATTCCGATACCGCGCGCAATTTTGCCGACTCCACGTTGAGCCATCTCGGAAAGTCCCACACCTGAAGTTTCCGCCGCAGAAAAAGTTTCGGCCATACGACGTTGAGAGTCTCGCAGTAATGCTTCAGACGTTCCGCTATCTCCCCCAAACAAATCCGACACCATCGCCGTGCCGACATTAGTTCCGGCTGAAATTAAATTCAAAAGCTGTTTTCCAAATCCTTTCGCGACCCCCACCGCTGCCCCAACAATTTTCTTTGGGCCGGGTAAGTCCGATAATGTAAAGCCGCGTTGCCGAAGCAAATGCAACGCTTCCGCGGTTTTCTGAGTAATTGCCGGATCGCCTTGTAAATCCAGTTGACGAGAAAATTCCGATTTTATATCGAAATTATCCGGGTCGGCTACGGCCAATTCGAAAATTTGATTTGCATCTAAATCGCGAAGTGGATTAATGTCGGTTGACTGCGCTGCCGCATTATACTCCGATTCCTGCTCGGGGGTTAGACTGATTATTTCGTCAGCCATTTTCCGCCTTTCTTCTGGTTTTCTGACACAAAAAGGGGTTGAAGGTTTGAGTAATGAAAACATTTACGCTGTTGCTCCGGGTCAGTTAAATCAAAAGAACGACACGGGCGTTTATGGTCTATATGCCAAACCTTTCCATAATTTTCCCAATTCATGCCGTTTTTAAATTGAATTTCCAAATGCGCTTGTAGTTGATAAGGCTCGCACCCGGTCAGTTTTCGAGTCGAATCTGATTTCCTCCCTCCGCGAGAGCGAACGACTTTTTGAATTCTTCGTCGGATATTAAATTCCATACGAAAATCGGCATCTTCGTTATATCGCCGTCGTTCATATCCTCTAATTTTTTCGAGGTTACGCACTCTCCATTTTCGCAGGTATTCTCGATGATAATTCGGATGGGCAATCCGTCTTCGGCGAGCCTGTTCTCGGCGTTTAATTTTGTTAATTTTTCGCCATTGCCTTTGCCACTTGCGGCGGTCTTCCGATAACTTGTGTGGCATATTTACTTCACTCGGCGATATTGACCATTTGCTAATCGTTGCACTCGACCAACTCCGGGAATATTAACAACGGGTCCAACTACGGTAGAAGTCGCAGGTGGGGTGGCCGGAGTTAATTGTTCCCGCCACGATTCATACTGAGTCGGCGTCATTTGCCCACTGATCACTTGCTGCATCGAGGATTCAATTGCGTTTCGAAAACCTTTTTTCTGTTGTTGAACTTCGGGCGAATCCCCCAACACCGGGAAAAATGTGCGTTCATACCATGCTTGTTCTTTCGGAGTAATTGCTGCGCCGGATTCCGCACGTAAAATACCCTGTGACCAATTATTTACCGCGGAAGACCACGCTTGCTCATCTGGAGTCATCTGACCGAGCTTTGCTGCTAGTTGCCCTAACGTCCCGGATTGATATGCAGCAATTCGGGCCTGCGTAATCGTTCCGGTCGGGTCGAAACCTTTTGATTCCAGCCCCGACAACACTTGATTCGCGGAAGTCGCGCGGGCAATGGAATTCAACGCCCGGACTTGAGTTTCGTGCAAAGGTTTCACCGCGTCTAACCCGGCCTCTTTCGTAGTGGTGACGATACCCCCGCCCGGAGTTACGGAACCTACTTCTGGTATACCTGAAGCAGAAACAACCGGTTTAGCGACCGGAACACTACGGGGGGCTACTACTTGCGCGTCGGGAATTCCTACCGCCTGTGCGGACGGCATTCCCGCGTTAACCATCTGCGCACGCGCACGGGCCGCAGCCTCCGGGTCAACTTGACCAATGGGGGGTGATGCCGAGGATACTTGACCTGCGGGACCAAACAAATTACCAAATTTATTCTTGCCTTGAGCTTTCCACAAATTGTAAGGCGTCTGGCGATACTGCACTGCTTGTTTAAACTTCTCCGGAGAAATGGGCTGACGATCCGGACCAAGGATCATTCCGCCGGGACGAACTTCTTCGATTACATTACCCGCGGCGTCAGTATGTTTGAGATTCAAATCTTTGGCGTCGGTTCCCTTGATGTATTGATCCGCCATCGCCTGCTGAGTAGTATAATCCGACAGATCAGAAAATTCCTGATCGATCTGCGCCCGCTGAGCGTCGTTAAGACCTCCTTCGAGAGAAACCGGAATGCTGATGCCCGCGCGCGTGAGGGCGTTAAGCTTCAACTCGTAATCACCGGGAGCAGCCTGAGCTTTCCAAATCGCGGCCTGAAGCTCAGTTTCCTTCGCTTGTTTCGCGAGACCAGCCGTATCAACCACCTGTTGATTCTGTGCGGTCTGCGCCTGCCGCGCAAGGCCACGGGCTTGCTGTGCTTCGGGCGAGGTTTGTTCTTGTAATGATTGCAACTCTGCTTTTTTACGCTCTTTACCTAATGCCCCCGTGCGTTGCATTATATCATCCGACGTAATGATACCTCGCCTAAATGCTTCAGATAATTCTGCGACCGCGTTCGGGGTAATGATTTCCGTTTGCGTATTAACCAAAGACGCAGGATCAATTAACGGTAGCCGACGTTCACCTTGCGCCATAATTTAATACCCCCACGGAGAAGCAACCCATCCTGAAGATGTCCGGGCCGGAGCCGGAGCAGCACCACCCGAGCCGAAACTCGCTGCGGCCTGCCCAAGAGCAACAGACGGCGCTAATCGTCCCGCGCTCAAAAATTGTTCGGCGACCGGATTATAAATCGGAAGCGGCCCCCCGCCCATTAATCCGAGTTGCGGAGTTACTCCAGTAGGGAATTGTGCCCCCGCCGGAGCCGGGGAATAAAATCTTCGAATGTCTGACTGTTTATCTCGATTCCAATTCTCGGCACCAATTTGCTGAATTAACCAATTGATGGCATTGCCTTGAGAAATATCCATTTGGGGAGCCGCAGGCGCTTGCGCCTGATTGCCGCCGCCCATACCGAACAATGAACTGAGCAGACTGTTAAAAAAATTTCCTTGTGGCAATACATTGCTGGTCACTGCCGCGGGAATGTTTGCGGTTCCCACCGCAGGTGCAGTCGCAGGCGATACCTGCGGGGCAATAGTTGATCCGGTCCAAGCTCTTGATGTGTTAACTGCCATATTACAAACTCCCTCTCGGTGCGCTCGAAAATGTTCCCGTGTTCCACCAATTACCGGCGGCGGTTCCTAAATTTCCTGCGGCACTCGACGCATATGGAATCGCCGACGCCAAGCCCTGACGCCACGCTTCCGCAATACTCTGACCCGCCCGACCCTGCGCTGCCGCAGCCGCCTGCGATAACTGATTCGTTGCGCCAACCCGCTGTAACCAAAGCTGCGCAACATCTGCGCCGCTGAGCCCTACCGTCGGTTTCAAAGCCTCCGATTGACCGAGCACATTTTGCTGACCAGTAAGTTGATTAATCTGCACGGTGCTTAGATTCGGAAATAACGTCCCGAGAATACGCTGACGGCTTTCTTCCAGTCCTTGTGCGGATTCCCCAAGCTTCGCCGCGCGTTCTTGACGTTGTGCTTTCAACGCAATCCCGGCGGTTCCGATTAATTCTCGAAGAATATTTCCACCCACGCCACGAGGCGATGCGGCTCCCGTCACCATACCAGACCGTTCAAGGCCGGATTTAACCAGTTCTGCTTGAACATCCGGCGGAAGCGTTGCCCCCGCATCTAGTTCTTTCAATGCTTCATCGATGAGACGGGTCTTCAAATCCCCCATTCCCTTAACGCCCGCCACTGCTTCGTTTGCGGCCACGCCTCCGACCCGAGACGCGGTTGAACCGGCACCAAGCTCGCCAGCTTGTTTCAAGATCGCATCTTCGGCATTATATCGGGATTGTAACAATGATGGATCAAACAGTGCCTGCGCTGACAATTGATTACGAATCTGATCTAAGTCCGCCGCCGTGGCCTGTGGAGCAATCGTTGCCGGATCGAGTTGCTGAAACACAAAAGCCCGTTGACGTTCCAACGCGCGAATTTGTTTTTCTGCGGCATTCTCAATCGCGTTCGCTTGAATCGCTGCACCCGCTACTGCACCTACGGCCCCAAACACGTCTGACGTAACCCACCTACCTTTTTTTATCAGGAAAATTTAATAGAGCAAAGTTTCCAAAAAGTTCCTGTGCTTTTTGATCATATGCTTTCGCCGCCTCTCGTGGCGTAGAAAAATACCCAATGTGAATACGTTTGTTATTAAAAGACAGACGAGCTACCCACGGATTTTCAGGGCACCCGAGTTTAAAATTAACACCTTTATATCCAGACGTATTCGTGCGACGAATCTTTTGATTCCAACAATTTTGTGCGCGAGTGCAAGGACGAAGGTTATTGTCTTGATTATTCAACGTATCTCGATCTTTATGATCTACATCGATTAACCCGATTTGACTTGCAATTTCTCGGTGCATAGAAATAGTTTTCCCATGAGAGGATTTTCCTTCTCGGTATGCGAGAGGGTCATATTCAGAGCGAGCCGCATACGGTTGTCCTCGACGAAAATGGACATACCATGTCCATTTCGACAACCAAGCAAATCGCTGATCCGACACTTGCGTTTTAAAACCCTTTGTAAGAGTTATCTCTTTCATAATACCTTACGAAAAACTACTTCAGAAGGTTCAAATCCCAATCGTCGATATTTCTTTTCCATCGGACACGAATCTTTCGACTCCGAAGAATGAAACAAAACGCATCCGATTTCTCGCGCCGCTTTCTCCGCGGTATCCATCAACGGCTCTGCATTCGGAGCACCGTTCCGTTTGAACCAAAAATGAACCAATCCGATTTTCTTCCCTGTGAAAGTATTCTCTGTGAAAACCGCTCCTAATACAGCATCTCCCGATCCTTGTTCCCACGAGCGCGCAACACCGAGTTGCATCAGCCGACGCCAGTGCGGGAAGAAAAAATCGGGATTAAAATCCCCGCCGGGGTAGCGTAAATGAGGCTCAACATCCTGAAAAATTGGCATCAGGCGTTCGTTGAATTCATCGGCTGTTAGTTCTCGGACAGAGTCCATTTGTTATAAAAATAGTGTCGTTTTTATCACAGTTTCACAAGGGTCCAAAGTGCCATTTGGGCCGGAAAAAACAGTGTTGGCGCGGTAGAGTCGATTTCCAGCCCAACATCTCCGCCGAAGGTCTCGAATGCCCCCCTCGGGGTAACGCCCGCCCCCACAGTCAGTTCCGTCGCCGGGGTAGCTCCAGAGTCCTTTGTCGCCTGCATCAGAATACGCCCGCGGAACGACTGATTAGACGCCCCTAGCACGTCCCAGCCGGGATTCTGAGTCAAAGCCTCCGTCAACGTCTCAAACGCCACGTGCTTAACGTCGCCGGGAACTCCGGACACAGTTCGCCACGCCCCCCGTTCGAACCAGATCAAAGCGGAAATTGTCGAGTCGTAAAACTGCTGAAACGCCTGCGGACTGGCTGGACGAGAACTCGTCGGACCGCTCGGAACCACACCCACAAAGGATTCCCACGACGCCCCATTCCATAGATACCACCCAATCGGAACGCCGACCGAAGGATCAGAAGTCGTCGGGTCTTTCGTTGTCCTAAGCCATACCGGAGGAACACTATTGTCCGGGGTAGTCGCGCCGATATGATACCACGTAGTTTCTGAATCGGAAATATCGAGCGGCACATACCGTTTCAAATCCGGATCAAAAACATACCACTTGTTGCCATCTTTCAACCATGGACCCACGTTAGACGTGGGCTCCGTGTCTCCAATGAAAATAAAATTGGTGCCTGTTGGCGAAACGATTTTCATGCGCTTCACCATCGCCTCAAAAAACTGCTGCGGCGTTCCTTTGAACGTCGGAGGAATTTGAGATGCCTGAATGATTAGATTTGTATCTTGTAGTGCCATATGAACCTTATAAGCAGAGTTTCAAGAAAAAGTTTTTGAAGTTACCATTAAAGATTCCGTTACCGATAACTTCATTGTCGTTGGTTATCCCCCGCGCGCCTAAAAGCACCCAGCCAGAAGCCGGGGGTAGAAAATTGTTCAAGTCTTCCGGCACGAGTTGGCCGGGACGCCAGATTACCGCGCGCGATCCGCTCAACCCGACAATTACTCCGGCCTCATTGACGGCAGTCGCATGGCTATCCGGCTGGCCGGGCAATACATCAAGTTGCACGATACCCGTCGCGATAGTCCATTTGAACCCGCGCCCAGTCCCGGTAGGGCCAACAGCATTAAAGTCTGCGCCGCCCACCAGCATCCCGGCCTCATTCAAATCTTCGTGAGTGACCCAACCAGTTCCCGCCGAGACACCCGGATGTAAAAATCCAATAGAGGTTGACGCGCCTCCGTTATTGAAAAACGTCCGCGTTCGACCCGTTGCATCGTCAGTAAAACGACCGACAATCAATCCGGCTTCGTTCACCACCCACGCACGACTCTGAGTCCCCGGACCAGTCCCCGCATCGACTGGGTTAATATTTGTCATTACCCCGCCCTGCCATTTTACAGCCTGATTTTCAGAAGCCGAAGGAAAGTGATCAATAAAAAAATCACCCACTACTAAAAGATTTTTATTGAAATCAAACGGCGTCAGTAGCGAGGTAATAACAGTAGACGCTTGAGTATCTGAATCATAGATCGCACCATCGGTGCCGTTGTTATACAGCACAAATCCGTTTTCGTTTACTGCGATAGCGATAAAGGAAAACAAGTCTCCAAGATCACGAAACTCCCCGTTGTTAGAATTAAACCAAAACGTTCTAGGGTTAAAAGCCACGTCGTTTTCATTTCCGACGATATGCCCCGCGCCATTTACAATGTCTGCCGAGCCGTGACCCCCGCCGATTGTTTGACCGTAAACGGTAAACGTCGAACTTGCAACGGTATCTACCATTGCAACCTGAACCTGTGTAGGCGAGTTGAACGCGATGATTTCTCGGGCATCACCACCAGAAGTAAACTGCAAAAATTTCCCTACATCACCCGCCTCGAAGAAATTCCCGTCCGCATTAACAAGGTCGCTCGCGCTCTGAGACGCTGTAACCGCGCCTCCGGATCGCGCAGACCGAATATCGCTCGACACGCGATTAAAATATCTCCACGGGCGTTGAATAGGACCAAAAGTTTTAGCTCCTATGACCATACCATTGATACGACTTATCGTATTTGGTAAAGTCGCTACGTTATCTGTCCCAACGTCATCGACGAAAACTTCGCAACCCCCGCCGCCCCCACCACCGTTAATGTCGATAGGATCGCTCACGTCCCCTTCGCCGTCTGGCGTGACCGGCGTGATGATAATCGGAAGCCCCGGCGGCAACGTAATTGTAGGGTCTTCGATACATTCCGCAATCAAAACGTATGACCCGTCCGGCTGTTGCTGATAAACATTATAGCAAATCGCACCGGGATATGCGGGCCAGCTAATGATTCGAGTGTTTCCGTCCCGAATAACCACAATGCCAGTTATTTTTCCCAACACCCCAAAAGGTTCCAAAACAATAATCGGAATTCCGCTGCCAGAAAAAATCGCCTCACACACTGGCGGAGAGACGTAATTAATTTTGGGACGACGCAAGCACAACACATCGAGACTCATATTAGAAACCTTCTCCTATGCTGAGCACCACCGGAAGCGCCGACACCAACTCCGCTTCTGCCATTTTAATTGCAATAATTTCGGCGACTCGATCCGCCGCCGCCTGCGTAACAATGCTTTCTGCCGTTCCAACCCCCACCGCCGTAAACGAATCCACATCAAGCTGTTTAGTCTGGCTCGACGTAAACCGGCGAACCGCAATAGCGGATAACGCCTGAATCGCTTCTGTTAAGGTCTCTGATCTTACACCTGCGCCGTCAAACCGCACCGCATTTACCGGAGTTTCGTCGTCACAAAAATCACTATCTTCATCTTTGTGCTCGGGTTCTTCAGTGGAAAACGTCCGAACCCACCGAATCGTCGCCGGTCCATGCCCAACGATCAACACTTGAAAACTTTCATCGATGTCTTCATTGCGACCAGATTCCGCGGGGCACGATCCTGAGTCCAACTCCGACGATTGCTGACTCGCGTCTTCTGTTTTGACTCGTCGAGACTCTGGTTTAAACGCAAATATCTCGGAGTTCGCCGTTAGCTCTTGGTCGAAGCTCAGACTGCCGCGATCCACCGAAATATATTTCGCTAAAATCTGTTTGTAAGCGCCCCGAATCCCCCCGGCATAAAATATTCCCAAGTCCAATCCTTCTTCGATACATGCGAGCCCCACCTGCGCATACATAAACTGACAATCCAGTGTATTGCGTTTTGTAGGCGATGTTAGCCCGAAATATCCACGACTTTCCAAGGCCCATGTAATCGGGCAACCATTGTCCAAACGGTCCGGACGAAAAGCCTCCCACAAACGATTCTCCCCGTCCTCATCAATACTGACGTGAAAAATTCGTTCTGCCCCGGCTATCGTTCCATAAACCCATTCGACCGGTCTCGTGCCAAGCCAATAACCGGACCATGACTGACCAGAGTCGTCATTGAGAGTCTCGATAGACGCGTCATTCAACACCC